GAGTTGGTCAAAGGACTGACAGAGAGAGGTCACGGTGATAGGATAATAACACATGATGGAAATGCGAGAGCAAGAGAATCAGCGTTAGAAGAATTTTTTACTAATGACAAAGATGATTTGGTTTTAATATCAACTTATGTAACTCAAGGTTTTGACTTCAAAGGAAAACTGGCGGAATGGCTTGTGATATGTAAAGTGCCATACCTGCCCACCAATGATGCGGTTATAGCAGAGCGCATGATGCAAGATGAGTTAGCGTGGAGAAAGGTGCATGAAGATACTCCGTCATGTCCGTATCAACCTCCAAGTAAGTATAGTGGTGATTTATGCGGTGCAGGTTTTACTTGTAATGCCCCTTGTCAAAAGTGGTATCAACTTCAAACTGCTTTGTCAATTGTTCAAGGTGCAGGGAGAGTAGTGCGAACTCCTGACGATGTAGGACACTTATTCATTTTAGACGGTGGGTGGCAACGCTTTGCTCGTAACAACGGTCATTTGTTGCCTTCTTGGTTTCGCAGTAACATACAGGAATGCCCTAATTGGCTGAAACGCCAAATAAAATAGGGAAGATGTTATATAGGTGAGCCACTAACGGGTGTATATGACGAACCCAATAAAGTTCAAGATGCCGAAGAAAGATAGCCCGATGCGGTATATTAGCAAGGCTATGTTTTACATGGCACTTGTTGATTGTAGCATACCTGATGAAGATAGCGCAGTTGAATTAGCAAAAGCAAATCACCGACAGATGCCAATTGTAGTAATAGGAGGAATTTGTAATGTTGAATGAAGCAGTATTAAAAATTAGAATAGAAACGGAAGAGTACATCTTTGAGGAATATCTTGAGGCTTGAGCATGAATATCTTTTACACCAACCACGACCCACGACTGGCGGCTTTAGATTTGGCCGACCCTCACATTGTCAAGATGCCAAGTGAAGCAACTCAAATGATTGTTCAAAGTCTTAGAGATAATGAATGCCCAGAAGAATTGCTACCGTTGGCTCAATCAACCGGAGAACCGCATAAAGGCGGTTATCCCAATCACCCTGCGACCAAGTGGACTATGCAAACGAGAAATAACTTCAACTGGGTCTTGGAATGGGGCTTGGCTTTGTGTAAAGAGTTTAAATCGAGATTTGGTAAAGACCATTATTGCTATGAAAGTTTGATGATGATTGACTCTCAAAAACTAAGACGATACATCAAGAGAGGTAAATTATCAAAACCTCCAAGATGTTTCAAGGGTCATGATGACCTAACAGATTCTAAGATTTGGAAATGTGGTGTTGAGGCTAACAGAGAATATTATATTAGAGATAAAAACCGACCCACTATTGGTTGGAATAAGAACAGAGCAAAACCTGAATGGTGGCGTAACGATGAATGATTCAATAAGTCAAATAGCAATAGATGCTATCACAATAATACATCATTTGGGTCAAGAAGATTTGGCTAAGATATTATTAGATAGATACGATAAGGTGATTAAAAATGGATGAACAAGATAGATTCGATAGTATAGTAGGTTTAATCTTCATACTACTTTTCCCGATACTGGGTTTTTTCATAACAGGAACTCTTGAAGGTGCTTGGCAAGCGTTTTTACTTATGTTTGTGGTTATCATTTTTGGAATAATTGTATATATTTGCATCTTTGTTGTTTTTTTACCAATCATAATTCCATTTGTCGCTATACAGGGATTTAGAGATAAAAAAAGAAGTCAAAAAATGGCTGAACGAGTGGAGAAAGAACACTTAGAATGGAAGCGAGAATACGAGCAATTAGAAGAAGCAAAAACCAATCTTAGAGAATTACACCTTGCTGATGAAATAGACTTAGAAGAATATAAAAACCGTTTGGTTGCTTTATTTAAGTCAAGTGATTCAATGCGTTACTCACAAATCGTTACCAATGAATATGGAGAAAAAGTCATTGAAACTGGGATTAAAAAGAGAGATGTGGATAGAGAAATTATCAGTGTAAAAGTGGCGAAGGAACATGATAAAGAAAGGGTGGCTTTGGCGACTTTAAATCTTGATGAAGAAGAACTGATTGAGCAAACCCTTTTACTTTTCAAGAAACACATGGAAGAAATACAGACAATGTATGATGACCTTCCAAAGATAAATCATAGTGAGAAGTACGAGTTGATAATGTGAAATGCCCCAAATGCAAAATTGGAACTGTTAGGGGTGTTTCACTTGGCGATAAAGTTCAGATAAAATGTCGTCGGTGTAATTTTACTTGGGATAAAAACCTAAATTGGTGGAAAAATAGGCGGTAGTGTTATATAGGGGTGGCCTCCCATCTTGTAACATGGACAAAGAAGCGGAATTTGCGGAAGAATGGTTTAACATCGGATGCGAAGCAGTTAAGAAAGAAGTTGAAGAATTTAGACCAAGTGAAGTTACAAGATTAGTAGTAGGTGACGCAGTTTATGCGTGGAATGCAGAGAAAGGGAAAATTATGTATTGTTTAACAGGTATAAGAAATGAAGGTAAATCCTTTACAGGCTCTAATGACACTTCAACCACAGGTATGAGGGGCGAGGGTAAATCCTTTATTCCTAAAATGGTTAATAACGATAACCAGTAAGCATACAATATGTCCGATGCTATTGAGAGGTATAACAGGATTGTTAGGAAGCCGGAGGATGGCTTTTCCTACATTCTACCTCCCAATGAAATGAAGAAGGACATTGAAGAAATAGGTCAAGACCACAGAATACCAAGAACTGCTATTGCCAGATGGGTTTCAAGAACCTACGCTGAAACTGTAAGTCATCAAATTCAAGAGAATGAAAACCTATCAACTCCAATAGCACAGTCTATAAGTGAAAAAGAAATGATGGAGAGGCCAGTTCATTATCCAAGTGATTTTGGTTTGGCTTTGATGCCTTTTCCTTCCGACATAGGCGGTAGTTATGTTCAAGACAAAATAGAAACGGTTTGCTACACAAGTTTAGCCGTACCAAGACCATTTGACCCTCAAATTTTTGCTAGTGGATTTGGCGGTGGAGGTAATATAGGGTCGGGTGATGTAGCCGGTCTTGGGTTTCACGCCTATTCATCCTCTCCAATTGGTGACAACAATGACCTGACAACCAGACGGGGCGGAGGTTCAAGGGGTGGATTTGCTTTTACAACAACTCCGTTCTCTAATGGCGAGCCTTCCTCTGTTCAAGATGGAGGTTTAGAATTTGACTTAGGCGATTTAGGATTTACAAATGGTGGTTGGAATCCCGAAGGACTCAAATATCAATTTAGGCCAAAGTCGCTTAGACTTGGTGGCTTGAGAAATGGTTGGAAGCACAGAGTATTTTTTGCACGGTCAAGGCAAGTGTTGTATCGTAATATCTATGGTGACATATCACAAGATGAGGGAATCCCGAACTGTCCTATGGTTGTTGTCAATGGGTTAGGGTTATTGAAGGGCATAACTTCAATATCATGTTCGGAGGGATTGAATACACCACGCAGTATGAATATTTCAATTTCAAGTATTCAAGGAAGAAGGGAGGGAATTGTTAATGTTGGAGATACAGTTCAAGTATATCTTTCTCCGAATAATTGGGCGAATCCACCTTTAATTTACACAGGTTATATATCGGATATACAAGAAACGGCAAGGGCAATTACTCTGACCTGCTTAGACACATTGGGTTACTTATCGAATGAAATAGTTCAGTTGAATAAACTCATTTCAACAAGTGATGGTTCAGCGATACTAAAAAACCTAATAGCCGGTTCTTCCGTACCCATTCCAATTGATAGTATAATCGTGGAATCAAATGTAGTTGTTCCTAACTCTTTGAATTTGTCAAATAAAACAATTTTAAATGCTTGTCAATCGGTTTTACAATTCATGAACTCTGCACCTAAAATACACTCCTTGAGGGCAGAGAAAAATGGACTCATCAACATTAGGATATTACAAGATTTGGCGGATAGTAATTTACAACCTCTAAGGGGTGGAGAATTAACGGCCACTGGAAGAACAAGTAAGCCTTTGGATTTTTACCCAACTTATGTTGAGCAAGATAAAGGAGATTTGGACTTTTTCAATGTTGTAGTTGTTATAAATGAAACTGCCGGAATTAATCATACATTCCCCGCAGTTGGTAGTATTGAATATCCAACAAGACCCGTTCAAAAAATATTTAATGATTCTTCAATAACAAATAATGTTCAAGCAGAGAGGTTTGCTAAACTAATGTTGTCAAATGTTGGTAGGTCAAAAGTTAGATATTCAGTTGATGGAATACCCTCAACATTCGACATTAGAGTTGGTGATGCTATGGAATTTGCTACGACTGGAATATCAGGAATACACCGCATCATGGGTGTATCATGGACTATGACTGTTGATAGCCCGCCTTCAATGTCACTAAATGTAGGAAGAGAATCACCCGATTTGACTAAGACTTTGCAGTTAGCGTTGGAATTATCTAACTAATAGGCGGCATCTTTATATAGGGGAATCCCCTACGCTTAAACATGACAGGCATGACATGGACTGACGAGCAAGAAGAATACGAAGAATACATAATTGAAAATTCTAATTCTATGAAAGATGAAGATACCGATTTGGCAAATCTGTTAGAGTTGGCTTTCTATTTAGCCTCCAATGATGAAGCAGTAATCGGTTTCAAAGCGTGGTTCTATAACTCGCCATGTTGGTGATTTAATTATTACAATTAATTGGTGTTTTTGTCGCCAAGTGTTTTTCTTGCATATAGTTTTGAAAGACCTTGACGGTTCAAACCCTGCAATTGTCTGATTCTTTAACCCCCTTTAGGGGGTTATCCTAATTATTCATACTACAACACATACTAACACATACACATAACAGATAACATATATGTATAAACTAAAGAGGGAGGTTTGAAGGATTAATTCATAATGGTGGGTATTCACCTTGACAGGTATGGCGACTGACCTTGAAGTAAAACAATCCCCCGAATCTTCAACCGTATTTGAATTTGAATCGGGCGACACAAGCATATCTTTGACCTTCCTAACATCAACAAAAGGGAGAATGGAGTTTGCAGTTGAGATAGACGAAAAGCCTCAAGGTAAAGTAAATGTCCTATCCCAACATTCAATTGCTCGACTTGCCAAGAGTGCAGGTATTGTTGATTCTAAAGATTTTACAGATGACTTCCTACAAGCCGGAACTATACTTCGGGATGGAAAATATACACCTGCCCCGATGAAAGATAAAATTCAAGTCGAAACTGAAACATTTGAAGGTGAAGAAAGCACCTACGGGTCTATTGATGAGAATACCATTAGTGATTTTTTGGGAGAAAGGCATTTGCTCGATAAGGTAAATTCAATTCTCCACGAATCAAGAGAAACACCGTTTGTTGGTGATGATGCAAACCTAATGCTAACCTTCCTTGTTTTCTTGTCTTGTAAGACCGACAATCCACTTAATCTTGAAATGATAGGACAGTCGGCCAGTGGTAAAACATACATGACCCTGACGGCGAGAAACGGGTTTCCTAAGAGTATGATTATGGTTTTAGCGGGTGCATCGAAAGAGGCATTGAAGTACGACTACGATGAGATTGATGAGGAAGGTAACTTCATTGTTAATGTTGATGGGCGTTGTATTGTTGTCTTGGAAAAAGATGAATCATACGCTTTTATCAAAAAGATGAAACCGATTATGAGCGGTGATGATGACGAATTAGTTTGGAAAACTCCAATTAAGAATGAGTTATCGGGCGAAATAGAAACAAAGGACTTCATCATTAGAGGAAGGCCGTCTTTTATCACCCTGACTACAAGAAATCCAAGCGAGGCTGAACAAATAACCCGTCAATTGATTATGACACCCGATACCACAGTTGAGAAAGTTGATAATGTTGTGAAGAATGCTTTAATGCAAAAAGCAAGACCGGAGAAATTTACCATTCATCCAGATTTGAAACTACTACAAGCGTCTATGCTCGGTCTAACTCAATACAAAGTTAGGAACATATTCGCCCCTCTAATGGCTGACTTCTTCCCTGCAAGAAATGCTCAACACCAAAGAGATATAGGCAAGGTATTGTCAATAATAGATGCAGTTACTTTGTTGCATCAAAATCAACGCCCAGTTCAAAAAACAAGTGACGGACAAGAATTTTTATTATCATCAATTGAAGATAATGTCATTGGACTACTACTTTGTGACCTTGTTCTAAGAGCCAGTTTGTCGGGTGTTCCTGATGGAACTTGGACTATATTTCAACAAATGAATGCTATGCAAGAGGCAAGGCGTTCTTTGACAGAGGACAACATACTACAATGGTTGAGTATTCACGCTTTTAGCACCACTAAGAATGCCTTGAAGGAAAAGCACCTGCCAACCTTAGAAGATGCAGGATTGGTTGAAGTTGGTCGCAGAGGCGGTGGCAGAGGCGGTGGAAGAAAGACATACAAAATAGTCAAAGCCAAAGCGGGTTTGATGGATGATTATGCACTTGCACCATTATTTGTTGAAGCGGCGAGAAATAAACTACCGGAAATAATAACCGAATACGATGACATTTTACAACAGGCAGTCAAAGCCAAAATACTTCATCCAATCAAGGGGTCGGATAAAGACAATCTAAAGTCAATCGGTTGCACTAAACAACAATCAGCCATTTGGCGGTCATTGTTCCTACCTGCCTATCTTAGACCTCAAGGCAAAAACACATTGATAGATGAAGTAATTGGCGATTCAAAACATAAAAAGAATTTATTTTCAGGTTCAGCATGGTTTAGTGGTGAAAACATAGCCACAGACAAACTAAGCAAGCGTAGGGAAGTCATTGAGAATATCCAAACAAGTTCAAAGGAGATAGCACCCGAAGATGATGAACTATGGGAAGCCATGCTAAATGCTCAAATTGACGATATGGAAGATGAGGATTGAGATATTCATTCATATAGGTGTGGATAATAGGACAGAATACGAAGTGATAATATGGCGAAAAAAGCAACACTACCAAAAAGCGTAAAACAAAGACTGCAACCTTTCATTGACAAGGGCGTTCAAAACGGGATATTCAAAGATGAACAACCCGTCGCTCTAATGTTCAAGAAAAAAGCGGAGGAACTAAAAGATTCAATTGCTGACTTAGGCGGAATCAAGACTGCAAGCGCACAGAGATTTGTAGCGAATTGTATTATGTCCGACCTTTCATCAATGCTAAGGCAAAAATCTTATGTGGCTCACTTAGATATTTGGTCTTGTGAATCCAGAATACTAAGAAATGGCCGTGCTATGGCTAATGTATTTGGCTCTGTTGTAATTGAAGATGGAGATTCAACCATGTCACCTGCTCTATTCAAGATGGGTCTATGGGATGAAGATGCTTCTTTGGCTGATGACATTGTTCAAAATGGAACATATAGTGCGCCAGTTTCATGTCGAAACCTTGACCTTGATATTCTCGACCTTCGCCCACTATCGGGTATGACAGTATTTGTTGAGGAAGAGTTTGACGGTCACGGCGACAAAGTTCAACTACTCCGTGATACTTACGATGTAACACCTATTGCTGAATTGGAAAATGATATATCCAGAAACAGAAATGACTACCGCATGGTGGAAGCAACCGTTTCTTATTCGGGTGTTCAACAGTCTAAAACAGGTAATACATTTGGTAAAATGTTGCTGAAAGACGAATCAACAATGACCATTGAAGCAATTGAGTCCGGTGAAAACCTACTACTCAATGCTCTTTGTTCATCTTCAACTGCTAATGCCTTTGGTAAATACTCCGAAGTATTGGCTTTGATAACAACTTCAATGTCCGACCAATACGGGTTATCGGCTACAATAGAATGTGCAGTTGGTATTATTACAATTGCACCGCCAAAACCTGAAACACCTGCAAGTGGTGACGATTCGGGCGACGATGCTTCTTCATACTTCAACAATGATACTGTTGAAACTATTGACCTTGATGACGACAATGATGACTCGGAAGAGGAAGTCAAGGAAGAAGTCAAGGAAGAAGTTGAAGAAAAACCTACTCAAGCGGAATCAAAGCCGGAAGAAAAGAAAGCAGAGGCGAAAGCCGATGGTGAATGGACTACTGGTGATGATGACGACTGGGATGACGACTGGGATTGATGGCCGGTTATCGGGCGTTGGTAGTTGCCTTCATCAAGGCGGGTATTTTTGTTTCTTTTGCGGTTTCTTCTTCCCCTCCAGACTACCAACGGCCACCCATCCCCTTTCATGGGGGCGACTTTCAAACTAATTCGGGGGATTTGGGTTGTATTGCCATACACAGAAAGTCGCCTCCGCCTATTATAGGCGACACCCTTATATAGGGGCATTGTATAGGACTAAACATGGCGACAAGAAGCATGAAAGGCGACCCTAACAGAACCCTGCAAGACTGGGAGATTTACGAATTGAATGAAGAGAAAGAAAGATGCTTGGCACATATCTTAGATATAGACTGCAAACTTTCTCCTGAAAACTTACATTGTGACGGTGAAAGACCTGCTCACATAGCAAGAAAAATTGGCCGTCAATTAGAAGCAATTAGAAAGGTTGAAATTACTAACTTTAGAATGATAACAAAGATGCTTGAAGGTAAAGCAAGAGAACCTACCTTTGATGAGATTTGGGATTAATGCCCCTTATATAGGTGGGTATTAACTCTTTACCTATGGCACGAAGTAAAAAGAAGGCTGACAACTACGCTTCGCTTATCGCATCATGTGATACTGGCGATAGTATGATTAAGAATAGAACAAGACACATGAAGATACAAGGATTCTCCGGTAGCGGAAAATCCACCTTCGCATTACAATTCTTTAATGAAAAAGCCTCACAGGTCAAACCCGAAGAGTCTTTGATGTGCATTGTTGATTGTGATTTAGAAGGACAGGCTGACTTGATAGCAAGAGATGAGATTGTTGCACCAAGTCTTAGACCCCGCATATTAAGAAAGGTATGTAGGACTCCTGACGAAGTAAATGATATGTCAATGGCTTTCATTGATTTGATGAGGCAACATAAAGAGGAACACCCTGACGGTGTTAGAGTCATGGTCATGGAGAATGAAGGGGCGTATTACTTGGCTTGCCGAGAACACTATGCAACCTCTGTTCATGGTATGTCCGAAGGCGAATTGTTGCTATCAAGGCAACAAGAGGCTATGAGTCAAGGTAAAAAGACACTACCTGCTTATGCGGAAGGACAAATGCACGCTTACAAAGTAATCAACAAACTATTCTATTCACCATACGAGCGATTGAAGATAGCAGGTGAAATCTATGGCTACCACTTCTTATCAACGGTTTTATTGAAAACTAAAACAGAGAACTATGGAACTCCTAACGAGAATCGTGTTGTGTTGGCCGCAGGGCGACCTGACATGACTGACCCGTTATTTGACTGGATAGTTGAAATGACTCAACAACAACGCACTAAAGGAGGCTCTTTAGAGTCGAGGCATTTTGTCGCAATTAAAAAATCGAGAGCGTGTAAACCGTTCCGTTTAGAGAACCCGACACAGGAACGCTTTTGGAAGGCAGTTGATAAGGCTACATCAACGGAGTAATCTAAATGCGAGTTCCTTACATATCAGCGAGCCGATTAAAGACTGCTCAAGATTGTAAGTTGAAGTATTGTTTTCATTATGAAACTCCAACTGCTGATGCACAGGCATTGAAGGATATTGGCAATCATAGGGATAATTCACAAGCAGGTCGAATGGGTAACAATGTTCACGATGCTTTTGAAGAATGGCGACGACCTGACGAGAATGGTGACACACCACCGCCCAAGTTTGGTAGGTTGATGACACTATACAATGAAATATCCGCCAAGCGTGAAGTTGATTTGGCATTTTATGAAGATGGAAAAAAGATGCTCAAGAGATGGTTTGACCGTCGAGGCCGTGACCCAGTTAGAGTTCTCTATGTTGAAATGCAATTCGGGCAACATACTGCCCCTTATTTCCTTGAAAGAACAGGAACACCAGTTTTAGGATTTGTTGATTTAATTATTGAACACCCTGATGGAACAGTTGAATTGATTGACTATAAAACACAGAGATTAGACATAACTCAAGGTGAGGCCGACCATAGCATACAAGCGGCGATTTACCTATGTGTAGCAAGAGAAATGTGGCCGGATAGACCATTAAAATTCACTTTTGATTTGATGAGGCACGGAACGGTATCAACTGTTTGGTCGGATGAAAGACTTGAAACTTTCAAGGACTGGCTTCATGGTCAATATGAGAATATTAAATCAATAGATTCAAGCGACTGGACTAAAGTTCCGGCTACTATTGGAAAAGGTTGTCAGTGGTGCAGTTACGCCCCTCTCTGTCCTAAAGCACAGGACTTAATGCAAAACGGGGCTTGGGATATGCTGACACCTACATTAGGTGGAGATACAGACGATTTGTTAGATGAACTGGCTACGATTAAAGCAAGCAAGGCTATGCTTGAAAAGAGAAAGAAAGACATAGACAACCATATCAAAACTGAAATTTTTGACTATCAAATGCCAGTGTCCGAATGTAAGTTAGATACCGAGAAATGGTCGGTTGAATGGCGAGAACAAACGAGAAGGTCATATATCCCTGCCGAAGTGCAACGGTTAGTGCCGCCAACAGTATTCGGAACTATGGTGTCGTTATCCAATGCCGCAGTTGATAGAGTTTTACCTATTCTCCCCGATGATGTGGCAGAGGCAATCAAGAGAACACAAATTCACAAACCCCAAAGAATGCTTATTGTGAAGCCAAAGGAGTCAGGAGATGAAGAAAAGCAAGAAACCGACTGATGAAGATACCGTTCCTTCTTCCAAATATGGTACACGGAAGAAAGGGCGATTAGGAAAATCTGATGGTCGGAATGTAAAGCGTCTTTGGAAATGTATGATAAAAGAAGGTGCAACCTTTCCCGATGGAATACCGATGACAACAGGTGAAATTCTCACCTTACCAAAGCAACCATTTGAGATGAACAGGTTATCGAATCACTTAGCCAAGAAGCCACATTTGTTTTACTGCGCTGGAACTGTAAGAGTTGCCAGTATTGATGGGCGAACAAAATATCCTCAAAAAACATGGCTTGCTCATCCCGACGCTTATGATGAAGAATAGGCGATACTGTTATATAGGGGTAGCCGCTACGATAGAACAGAGGCGACAACACGGAACACCCGATGACCAAAATCAATCCTTGAAGCAACCCGAAGGGGTATTGCCATAGTAGGGGCGTGAGGTTGTGATTGTTCCGGTGTCGTTTCTCAATCCTTTGCAGGGGGCTTAACTTGAGCCTCCAGAGGCAAGGGGGGCAGGAACGCAACACTCCATGAATCGGGGTAAAGGACTGTCGGATATTGTCCGGTCTGTTGGAACGGGGTTAGCGACCCGTGCCTCTCATGAAGATGAGGGGGTTTCTTGTCCTTATGCCCCCTTTCTATTCCTATATACAATATGCTTATATAGTAGTGGTCGCTACCATTAAACAGAGGCGAGCGAGAATGAGAGAAACATACCGAAGAAGCACATTAACCGGAAAATGGCTAACAAGAAATGTTCATGGTGAATTTACAATTATTATGCCAAAAGGTTTCAGCCCTACAAATCGCAATCGCTTAAAGTAGGTGGGCTACCCGTTAGAGGGTATGCTGACACCTAACTCCAAAGTAAGTAGGACTTGTATGATACAGGTTAATGGCGGGGAGTTTGCCAATTTGCTATCAGCAGTTTGCATGGATTCTCCACCAGTGCCAGTTAAAATACTCTTTGAAAACGAGGGCGTTAGTATTAGTGGACTCAATGTTGCCAAGACGATGCAAGCAATCCTGAAAAGGTGGCCGATTAGTGGTTTGAAAGTCAAAGAGCCATGTGTATTATTGGCTGACCCAAAAGAATTAGGCGACATTGTAAGAGCCAAGTCAAGAGGCGAGATGGTTAGAATTTCAACAAATGCTTCACAACCAATTTCAATATCAACCAAAATCAACGGCGGTGCAGAGGTTATGCCCGCAGAGGAAGAGGACTGCCTTATTATTCCCGATAGGTGGCTCATGCCAAAAAATGAGAAAGGTCAGATTCTTTTTCCAATGTTCGACAATGAACCGGCAACTCACAGTGCTACAATTTCACTTCAAGAATTAAGAAAAGGAGTTCATGAACAATTGACTGCCAAAGCCCCGTATGTGGTTATTACTTTTGATAAGAAGGGCGAGGCTCGGTCAGGTCATTGGTCGGGCAAACAAGTTAGGTCTTGGACTCCACTTGAGATGGAGATTCACGGAGAACCGTTCAAAGTTGCTTTTACAGAATCATTGAAAACCGTTTTAAGCGCATTTGGTACTACTACTACACAGGTGAAAGTCAGCAAGCATGAGAAAGGTCAGTTTGCAGTCTTAGAGTCTATTGATGGGAATAATACAACTGTTGTAGCAACAGAGGCAATAAAGGAAGTTTAACTATGAGTGAATTTACAGAACAAGCACATGAAGCATTAGGTATGACACAACAAGACCAACAGGTTTTGAGAACTTTAGTAGCCGTTGAATTACTCGCCGCTCAATCAGGAATTACTGATGAGCAAATAAAAACTGCTTATGAAAATAGGCTTCGACAAGAGATACTTGCAGTTAGTGATACCTTGAAAGATTTAGCGTCAGGTCAATAATCGTTATAACCTATGTGTCTGTAAGATAGGGCTATGTCAGTTCACGCATTTACAGGAACAAGCGCAGTAATCACCATGACCCCTTCGGGTGGAACTGCAATAACTGCCTTCGTGTCGGGTGATTTTAGTTTAACCGCACAGACTGGAAAATATGTCACTCTTGGTAGTAGTTATGCTACCTCACATACAAGAGGATTATTTGCAGTATCAGGAACACTAAAGAGAGCATGGGGAATTGACGATGCAACTTTAATGACCGCTTTCTTGAGCAACACAATGTTTGAGTTGAAGTTTGACAATGATGGTGCGGCGGCGGCGAATACTTACACAATCACTAATTGCATTTTAACTGATTTATCCGTTGAGGGTGTTGAGGCCGGTGCAGAGGGTGCATTAATGATTAATGCGTCGTTTGAAGGTCTTACTTTCACAAGAGCATGATAATACACCTTCATATAGGTGTTAGAGGAAGGATTCTCTATGTCATGGCTAAATGAAGCACTTGAGAATGCTGACCAACCAATAACAGTTGATGTTTCCAATTTAGATTGGATTCCAAAAGATACAATTGAAGTAATGCCATTAACTACATCGGAGTATCAAGGATTAAAGTTTCACCCTGCGGTTAGAAAACACCAAAATGAAACAGACAAAGCAGAGGCTTTGGGCTTGGTTATGATTTGTGAAATGATGAGCAAGTGCGACAATGAAGTTTCATGGGCTTTACTTTCTAAACTACCTCTAACCCATTTGGGTGCATTATCTTCCGCAATAATGGCCTCCATCGGAGAAATCAACGGTGGTGGTGTTTTGGGGGAATTGGGAAATACGCAATAAGCGATGATGGATTCGCTTTTTATGAATTTTTAGTATATACATCTTTGACTCCAAAAGAGTTTAGAGATATGGATATACGAGATGCAACATTTTTATTAAATGCTTATAGTGAAAGTGTCAAGCGGAAAAACAGAGCAAACCGTAAAAGGTGATGTTTTCTAACCCTCTCTTATTGGGGTGTTGATGTTTGGTTGATACAGATGCTAAACTCAAAATAAACCTTGATGCAAAACAGGCGAGAGCGTCATTAAATGCTCTTTCACAGGCTTTCTATATTGCAGGTAATAGTGCTTCCCGTTTTGGAACAGTTGCCAGAGCGTCTTTTGCAGGTATTGCAGTAGGTGCTGCGGCATTTGGTGCAACTAAGATGGTTCAATTTTTGAATCAGTCAGTTAGAACTTTTATTGAATTTAACGACACTTTGGCAAGGACAGGTGCTATCATGGGTGCATCTGGTAGTGACTTAAACAAATTAGAAAAAGAGATACGAGAAATAGGAAAAAGCACAAGATTTACTGCCGCAGAGGTCGGTGAAGCCGCAAATAAACTTGCTATTGCAGGTGTTGGTTATGATGAAATGGTTAGCGACAAGGCATTGGAAAACCTTGTTAAATTCGCTATTGCAGGTGGAGTTGATATTCAAACTGCAACTAACATTGGTATTGCAGGTGTCAAAGCATTCGGCATGGAAATGAACCAACTCGGCTTAGTGTCCGATGTATTAACAAGAACATTTACTCGGTCAAATGTGGATATTGTTTCTTTGGGTGAAGGTCTAAAATTCGTAGCACCAGTCGCTTTCTCCGCAGGTATTAGTATTCAAGAAACTGCCTCCGCAGTTGGTGCTTTAGGTAATGCAGGTTTGAGAGGAACTATTGCCGGAACAGGTTTGAGAATGGCAATCAACAAATTGTTGAAACCAACATTCGATGCTACGAGAGCCATGAATGATTTAGGTTTGAATGTCAAGGTTTTGTCGCCGTCAGGACAAGCGGCAGAGAACCAATTCAAGTCTTTGACTATTGAACTCGATAGAGCAACCCGTGAAAGTATGATGTTGAAAACTGAATTGAAGGCTCTAAATGACACTTTAACTGAAACTTCAATCAATCAACAAAGAAATAATCTTGCTATTGCTCAAATTAGACAAAGAGCCTCAAGACAAAATAGAGATTTAACAGAACAAGAACTCAAAACAATTACCAGATTAGAAGAAGCAAACACGGCTCTTGCTTTATCGGAACAGGAATTAAATTTAGAAAGAACTATTCAACAACATAAGTTATCACAGGTAACGGCGAAAGAGAAAGAGATGAAGGAAGAATCAACAGAATTACTGCGAACCATCGAACAACAAACTGTTGGTATCACATCGTTAGGTGATGTATTAGACCAGTTGGCGGCAAGCGGGGCTACAACAACACAAATCTTAGAAGTATTTGGTGTGAGGGGTGGAACTGCTATTGCATCTTTAGTGAGTCAGCGTGAATCATTTCATGGCTTAGTTGAAGAAACACAAAATGCCACAGGTGCAACTAATGAATATACCCAATCATTACAAAGAAATGTTGAGGATGGAGGTTCAGCATTAGAATCTTTGAGGCTATTTATGTCTAAGATAACAGAGGCTATGATTGAAATAGGCCGACCACTTACCATAATGCTAACTAAACTAACTGACGCATTCGGTGATGACATAATGAATGCAATATCGGATTTAATGCCGGAGATTAAAAAATTAGGAGAGGAAATAGCAATCGGTATTGCATTTGCTTTACCTCTTGTTCTTGACGCTTTACCAGACATAATTATGTTGATGAGAGCATTAGTGCCAGTGATTATGATAGTGGCAGTAGCGTTTAGAATACTAATGGCTCTAATACAACCGTTTGCTCAAGTGCTTGTTGGTATCTTTGAGATATTGAGAGGGATAGTTGAAATGGCATATCAATTATTAGTTAAAAGAGATGCAAAGGCGGCATTCAATGCCATTAAAGACGGTGGAATATCAGGCGTGAAGAATGTCCTAGCAGGTGGTGCATCAATTGCTCTTGGTATGGCAACAGGTGGTGCATCAAAATTCGCTAAAGTGGGTATGGC